CACTATGATAAGCGTGTATACCAGACGAAGTTCCTAACACTAAGCTAGTTGTTCCTGCTGGTTTTACTGCAGTCTGTCTTGCTGCTGTGTTTATTCCTATAATCTTTGCTACTCTATCATTTTCAATTGTAACATTTAAAGCTGATTCTCTAAAATCAAGATGTAAAAGGTCTTTATTAGCTATTCCTGTAATAGAAACACCTATTAAAGCATCTTTCTCAGTATTTACTCTCCAAATATCTCTTAAGTAATGGAAATCAGTATAACCTGCTTGCAATGTAGCTATAAATGAAGCTGCTTTTGCTGCCAAGTTAAACTCTTTCTGTGTCTTAATGATTAAACCATTAATTTCTACTAGATTACAAAACTGATTAGGCCTTAGTCCTATTTCTACACAAGGGTTTGAACCCCATGCTTTGTCATTTGTAAAGTAAAACCCTGGTTCTCCTGCTTTAGAGTCCCTTGTTTTCTGCCATAATTCGTCGAAAACTTCTTTAGTAACTTCATTTCTATCCATTACAACACTGTTATTAGCTCTACCTCGTTGGGGATTACGTTCCCACCACTGTCCGGCCTTAGCTCCTAACATATCTGATGCATCGATATCAAAGAAAGATATCATAGCACTTCTTCTTATCCCTCCTGCAAGTACTGCATTTGCAATATAACAAAGCATATCATGACATTCTAATGCAGATAACCTCTCTCCTGTGCTTTTGCTTTCTAGAATACCTTCTATCTGAGATAGAGCTATTCTTAAAGGTGCTGGTCCTGGAGCCCTTCCTCCTGCTGTTACCAAAATAGCTCCTTTTTCTCTAATTTCTGAGAAATCGAATTCTAATTTTGACGTTGTCTTCCCTGTGTAAGACTTTAATAACGCCTTAACTGCGTCTGCCCATCCCATAATACTATCTTCAATAAGATAGCGACGTTTGTGACCTACTGGCGTTACAATATTTGGTAATTTATCAATATCTTGGGTTTGTATACTATAACCAACACCTGTTCCAGATAACAACATAAACATTGTTTCACTAAAAGCATGTATTGAGTCTATTGGTACAAAACTGCAATTGAATATTCTTGTATTATTCACTTCTATAGCCTTCCCTGCAAATTGCAGACTTCTCATTGAGGGCAACACCTTCTTAGGTAATACAAAATCAGTATACACTTTCTTTATCTCCTTCTTTAGTTGGGGATATTTCTTAATGTGCATATTCTGATTTCTGGTAACTAACTCTTTCCAAGTCTCTCTTCTTTCTTCTTCTGGTAGATACTTACTATACTTCATGTGAGTAATTATATCCGACAGAATTTTCTTATCCTTCTCCATATTCTAAAATAAAGTTAATTCGTCATTATTGCCGTTCTTAAGGGCTTTAAGTTTATCAAAAAAGTCTGAATATTTTTCTTTTGTCCAATCCCCTCTATCTGTTTTTAAATTAATAAGGGTGTACATTTCTACAAATCTATCTAGACCGTCTTTTTCTCCGTGTTTTTCTGTAAATGTGGATATAACTTTGCTGATGACATCTCTTTTAGTCTTTCCTTCCGCTACAATTCTCTTTGCATTTACTTTTCCAATCTTTTCTGCTCCTGCGATATGATCAACGCTATCTCCCGATAGTACTTGAGTCATTAATATTGTGAATCCTTCCTCCGCAGTAGTATTGATCCATTTCTTGGTATAAGTGTTATAATGAACACCGGGACTCATTGCTAAGTCTTTATCTTTAGAGTATATATAAGTACCATCGCTATGGCCCATTATACATAGGTCATCTGCTTCTAAATCTTTTTCCTTGTGGTAATTATAATTCTCTTCAATATACCTTTCTACCATACATTTGTATTCTCCTTCTTTAGGGAATTTAGGTGTATATTTCCTATTGCCTTTGTATTTCTTTACACTGGCTACCAAACTTCTAAAATTGTCACTTGTTTTTCCTGAAAATAAGAATAAATAGTCTTTTGAGAATTTCGCTGTCTCTTTCTTAATTGCTTTAATTCTCTTCTCGGTTAAGTCACAAATAGTATTATATGGTATTATTGCTTCGAGGCTTAATCCTCCTTTAAACATTCTCTCTATATCATAAGCAACTAAGTACTTTATGAAATCTGCATCTATTAGTCCTACTAAATTCTTCTTCATGTATGTTTGTTTATTGTATTATATCTCGTATATTTCAAGAATACAATACCCTACTTTATTAGGGTCTACTCCGCCCCATTTGTATTCTACTTCTGTCACATAATCTATATTATCATCAGGCCAAAACCCAAGAGTAGTTAATGCATCACATGTAAATTTATCTATTATAGAAGTTGGGTTAGAGACATCAAGTTTCCTTTGGTTACCGTGGTAATAAGTATACTCTAATCTATAAGGCCCTACACCTAAAGGAGGTATCTTCATTTTCTTTATACAATCAAACATAGCATGCTTCGCAGCATTACTCTTCATAGAAAACCAGTTCCTATAATTGTTTAAATTGAATATGGCTTTCCCTTTCTTTGTTTTACTTTTAGTAGTATGAACAAATAAAGGCAAAGTAAGTGTTGCTATTAATTTCATATTATAAATTTATGTGGCTCTTCTAATATATTACAAATGTAATCTCTTCCACCTCCTTTTGCTAAATCGCTCAAGTCTTTTGCTTTGTATTTAACAGCTAAGCGGTCCGGTATCTCTATTTGTGTAATATTAAACTCGGTACAAATGCTCTTTCCAAACTCTCTACCATAATTAGGCTTATCTAAGTCCTTATTTTCATAATCATTGTCGTATAATAGATAGATATTAGTAAATCTATCTCGTAGTTGTTGTAAAATGTGTTCCTTTGGTTTAGTTTTTTCACTCTGCAGGGCTACTGCAGGTATTCCAGTTATACTGTCTATAGTCATTACATCTTTCATAGACTTGGTTATTATCAGGCATTCCTCTTTATCAGGAAGCTGAGACCAACCATAGAATACACTAGCATCATGTGATTTAAACCATTTATTACTTTTACTGAATGGTTGATAAATAGTAAAAGTAGATATATTATCCTTTACTTCTCTAAAACAATACGCAAATCTTTCTGCGGTAACTATCTTAGAGTTAAAGAATATGTGACTTATTGGCGATACTCTGTATTTTAATAAAGTCTCTTTGGTTATACCAAAGCTACTCCAAAAGTCAACATCGCATTTTGCCCATTTACGTCTTTTTACATTAATTGTAGGCTTGACATATTCAATCTTTTTATTGTATGCAATAATAGGTTTAACAGCATATTCCATGTCTGACTTGAACATATTTGTCAAGCCAGAATCATGGACTATTTTGTTAATGGACCCTCTATAAGAGAGACCAAACTTTAATTGTACAAACTTAATTATATCCCCACCAATTCCTGCAAAATCGTTAAATAATACAGTATTGTTCTTCACATAAATTGCGAATGAGGCCTTATTCTCGCTTCTCAGCGGAGATAGTTGAGCTCTTCCAATTGTAAATTCTCCTATGTAATGTCTGAATAAGTCATAATGATTACAATGCTTATGTATGTCTTCTGGTGAAGCATAAGGCAGCAAATCTTCTGGCTTAAACTCAAACATATCTTACATATCAAACATTGTGTCCTCTGCCTCTTCAGCAGAAGGTACATCCTGTACTATTTCCTTCATTTGGTCAGCACTTGTAGGCTTAAGCTTAGTGTCCGCGTCAGCAGTACTAGCCGGCTCTACAGCAGGTAACCATTTTCTGATCTCAATTCTCTCTTTCGGAGATCTTGGAGATCCATAATTAGCAAAGACATTAATAAGCCCATCGCCTATAGCGTCTTTAACTTTAACATACAAATCAGTATCGTCTTTAAACGACATGATAGGAGTACCTCCTGTATGTTCTACTATTTTATTCAAGAAACTCCACTCTTTCTTCATGGCGTCCTTGAAAGTCATTCCCCAAGCATTAGGATAATCCTCTGCTTTGATGCTGAAACAAGCTCTATTAGCTTTATTACCATCTGGGTCTTCGAAATAAACTTTAAAGTCAGGTGCTCTATCGTTTGTCTTAGTAGTTCGTTCATCAGCCATAGTAACTTTTACGTTCTTAGCTCTTCCCGCTACTCCTTTGTTAAATACTTTTCTTTCTTCCGCTTTCGTTAAATCGTCTTGTGTAAATTCGAAACTCATCTTCTTTTCTGTATTTTAATTATTTAAATATTTTGTCCCAATGGAATGTCATTTTTCCATCACTATCGGACTCGCAAATTGTAATATCCTGCTCACGTAAATGTTCTATACGCGCTCCTGATGCTATAAGTTCAGACGATTTAAAACTGAATATTGTTTTATTATCTTTTCTATAACAAAGAGCGATTGCATCTGAATTCGCCGCTAGCATTTGACTCATCTTGCCACTAACATCTATATCCGTAGCAGCTAATTCGCTTCCCTGCCTGGTTATAGTCTTAGATTTAGTATGTGCAACTAGTATAACTGTATCGCAATATAAGTTTAGCATTGCAATTACATTAAAGAAGGCCTCACGAATAGGTAACCATCCCGCGCCATTAGCGACGGTCTTAAGGTCTTTCCCATTATAGTTCTTATTCTGTGGTGCCATTTTATGTAATTGTATAGCATAAGGCATAATTATATCCTCCAATACTCCTACGGTATCAACAGTAATATATTTATACAAATTCTTCTTATTCTCTACTTTATACGCTTTTAATTCTTTGATAATGTTTTTAAGTACATCCCAACTGGTACTTTCAGCAGCCTCTGCTGCATCAGGTACATCAATTTTAATACACCTGTAGTACCTAGTACCACTTTCTAAATCAATTATCAAATTATCTTTTAGGTGTGCTACTGCTGTAGTCTTTCCCTGTTTAGTGTGACCAAACACTACTAAAGTCTTAGGGTTTACGGCTGTTGCCGGTGTTTCTTTTAGTGGTAATAAACTCATTCTTTTAGTTTTATTTGTCCAGTCTTATTCCGTGAAATACAGGAAATCTTAAAGCACCTTTATCGGTTTCTTCAAAATAACGTATTTCAGCTGTTTTTCCAATATAATCAGCTTTATTAGTAAGCATTTCCGCTCTTTCTGTATGAGATAGCTTAGAACCTGTCTTACTCTCATGCCCATTATATTCTATTACTACTATGCCTTGTCCAGGCACTCTGTCGCTTTCTACAACATCAATTATCTCTAGCGCAACATCTTTGAATACTTTGACTTTTAAAAGATTTGAACTTCGTCCATTCACTTTATAACCATCTTTTCCCCATCTTACAATTGCTCCTTCATAACCTTCCTGCATAAATTTAGCATAATACGCGTCTAGTTCCGCTCTATCCTTAATTGTATAGGTTGGAACTAACTCAACATGATCCAAGTATTGTACTTTTCTCATTAAATTGTGGTATCTTATACTAAAAGGTTCTTTAGATATTAAATCATACACATGAAATTTTACTTTTTCAGACTCTCCTCTTCTATATTTCTTAATAAGTTTCATATTCTCTTGGAAGGTTAATCCGTGAGCATATAATTCTCCATCAATATAGTCGCCATCAAGCCATTCCAATTGATCAGCAATGTGTTCCATAGTAGTTATTGGGGTATTTTTGCGGGATATCATTTTATCTGACTTTCCTAAACATCTCATACCGTCTAACTTTGGTTGTATAAAACAAGGGTAAACAATTTTATGCTCTTCCTTTTCTATACTTTTTGCTAACATTGGTAAAACAACATTAGAGTCTTCACTTTCTTTCCTCGTAAGGAAATAACCTTCTTTGAGCTTTTTAAACATCAACGCTCTTTTTTCCAATTCGGCCTGTTCTGCACCTGTTGTTGCATTAGTTTTGCCGATGTTCTTTGGTTTGCATACTTTTTCATGCTTAACCTTTTTCCCATCAACTAACCCGGACTCTTGTATAAGAATTGCGTCTGTTGTTGTTACCTCTAGAAGCCTAATCTTCCCCTTTGAATCTTTCTTGTAAAGCCTCATCGTTATCTATAGTATTTAATTCTTCCTTAATTTGCGTATCTAATGCGTCTAATTCTTCAGAGTCATCTAGTGTACCACTAAAAGACACGTCTGCATTCTTTAGAACCTCCATATCTATGGTGGATTCTTTCGAGCTCCTTAGTGTATTGAACAACTCCTTGATACCGCGTTCTGCAAATTCTTTATCTTCTGGGATGCGCCCAGGCCAAGTAAATCCAAATGTCTTGATAACATCTTCAGTATCTTCATGTGTAAATTCATTATAATTGAACCTGAACTTGATACCATTGAATTTACCTACGAAATTCGTCTTAATCCAAATAGGATTTTTTCTAATATTTACTTTGTTTACTTTGTTCTCTGACATGCGTCTATTATTTTTTGTAGTTTGAAATAAATGTTCTGTTGTTTTATAATCATATCACCTAACAAGTAGGCTTCTAGTTCATTTACAGTTTTTCCTACTTGTTCACGTGATAAACGTGTCCAAGGGTTTAATTGTTCGTGCCTTTTCAAAAGGATCTTCCGCATAGCTTCATTTTTAGCAATAGATCCTCCACCTAACTTTGTGTGACTACCATAATTAGGTAAATACTTACCAGTACGAGATGAATATATGCTTATTTTAAAAGCACCTTGTTCGTCTCGGCCTAGCCAACCAGTAACAGTCATACAATTATTGTATAAATGTATTACACAGGATCTCTGATCATCGGTGGAATAAATTTGTATCTTAAGCTTTTTATCACTAGCTACAGTGTATTTAAAAGCATTAGTATCTTCCTCTTTAGTTTTATACATTTCTTATTGCCCTTATCTTCTTTTTTAATGAATTCTCTGCGGGTGTATCTGCTTTCGGTAATTCCGAAAAGAAGTTAACAGCTCCGTTGAAATAGAGAGGGGACTTAGTCCCTGCTCCACCGTGTCTAGATAGTAATACAGTTACAAACCGTATATTATCTTTATAAAATCTAACATCATAGCCTTCGTACTCTGGTATCTTATTTACGAATGGACTATATAGTGCAAATGAAATATCCACTGCACGAGAGGTTAATTTACTGTCTCCTAAATTAGCAACAGTAGGTTCACCTTGGTTAAATTTAATACCTTCCATACTTGACTGTGCTAAAGCTTGTTGCTGCACAATCACACTACTATACCCATACTTATTTCTAAGCTTAATCAAATACCCCGACATCTCTGTTATAGCGTCGGATATTTGAGCTCCTTTCTTAGGCTGTAACAAAGATACATGGTCTACAACAGTTAGCACTAGTTCCTCAGGGTCGTTAGGGATATAGATATCATCTACTTCCTTCGGCCCTGCACCATAGTCTACTGTTTTCTTCTTTTGTGTACCATTAATCTCTGCGTAATCCAATAATCTTTTATAGATTCCGAAAGGATGGGCGATATCTTCTATGTATTCTACGCATTCTAAAAATCCGTTTATATAATCTCTATGTTTATCTAATTCTTCTAATACTTCACAAGGCAGTTCTTCCTTGGTACTCATAAGCTCTTCAGGCGATACATTTAACTGTCCTTTAGATTTCGTGAACAAAGCATAACTCATAAATTGAGTTACTAAGCTTTCTTTACTTTCCTCTAAACAAAAATACTTTACTCTAAATTTTAGAGTAAGGTTGTTAGCTTGAATAAAGTCATATTGACTATATATAAAAGCATAGTTTGTATATTTACTCTTACCTGTCTTTGGTCCTGCAGTTACTTGATATATTTTACCTTTCTCTAAACCTACAACATGCTCTGAAAACCTTCTAAATGGCCATGGCAATGAATTCACTAACCCATCTTTTATCCTGTCTTTTCTTCTTTTTATATTACTTACTACTCTATCATATAAAGGATCTAGACTATCTTGGATCTCCTTGTTCTGATTCTCCGTGTCCAATGATTTCTCCATGAATCTTTATTTTTAACATTTGTTCTAATAGTTGTTTTCCTATAACACTATCTCCATCTGTTTCCGATTTTAAATACCTTTCT